ATATGTTGATATGATAGTAAAAGACCCAAGTCTAATGAAACTTGGTGGTGAGAGAAAAGAAATGAGTTTTATGTTTGCTGATATAGTTGGATTCACACCGATAAGTGAAAAGTATATGAAAGAAGATAATCCAGAAGGATTAGTAGAATTAATTAATGAGTTTTTAGATAAAATGACAAAGATTGTATTAAAGAATGGTGGTACTATTGATAAGTATATGGGCGATTGTATCATGGCATTTTGGAATGCACCTATACCTTGTGAGAATCATGCTGAGATGGCTGTAAAAACTTCAATAGAAATAGAACTTCTTGGTGATGAATTAGAAGAAAAAATGAAAGACATGGGTTTACCAAGAGTTAAATTTGGTACAGGTGTAAATACAGGAACTTGTATTGTAGGTAATATGGGTTCTGAAACTAGAATGGATTATAGTGTTGTTGGTGATGCTGTTAATTTAGGAGCAAGATTAGAAGCACAGACAAGACAAGAAGATACACCGATAATTGTATCTGAATACTCATATCTTAAATGCAACGATATTCCAATGAGTGTATTGGGTGAAGTTAAAGTAAAAGGTAAAGAAGAACCTGTTAAAATGTTTGCACCATTGATAAATGGTGAGGTTCGTAAACTTTATAAAAATTAAGTAATTAGTCTTATAACTTTTTGTATTCTTCCGGCTTTCATAAACTTATGAAGTGATTTAAATTGTTTCCTTATATATTTCATATAGTTATTTATGACACAAACCTGACACATTTGACACATTTTTGTGACAATTAATCGTATTTATAGTTGACATCGCAGGTACACTTTTGATATACTGTATATAATCGTGTGAAAGAACTCCTCGTTATGTTGGTTGTTAGAGGTTGAGAGGAGTAAGGACGAAGTGAAAGTTCTTTTCTATATTGGTTTATAGTTGGAATAAAATCTATTAAGACGAGGTAAGACTCCCGCAGGAACTTTCGAAATAGTAATCTGAAATGATTCCATGAAATTCTTGGTTAGTTGGGATTGGGTTAAAACAACATCACATTATAGTGGAAGGCCGAAACCACTTAGATAAAAAATAGAGTGTAAGAAATTGGGGTAATACCCAAGACATTGAAGGGAGAATATACTTGATACCGCTGGTACACTTTTGTTATACTATGTACATAATGAAAGAAGAGGTAAAAATGGTAGAATTTATTAAAAAGAACGGACTATTAGATTGGGATTTTGTATCAACTATTAGTGTTTTTGTAATTATATTTGGGTTAAATATTATATCATAATGAAAAGAAATGAAATTTATAAAAAATATCCTGAGATATATAAATTTCTACATGAAATAGTTCAAACAGAAGATGCAAATGATTTTATAAAATCTATTTGGAATCAAATTAAAACAAATAAAGATATTTCTATCAAACAGATTAATGGTGTTAGAAACACAATGTTATATTTTGAGAAAAAACAAAAATCTGCAGAACTTAAAGATAAGCATTCAGATGATAAACCAAGAGGTTTATTTGTTGGTAAACTAAGTAAAAGATATGATATGACATTAAAGTATATTGCTTGTAGACCAACAAGCAGAGGTTATTATACTCTACAATTTATAGATAAAGATAATAATTATTTAATGTGTTTTTCTAATACAGATAGAATTGAAACAGAAGAACAAGAAAGAAAATTAGGTATGGGTGATTGTTTTACTTGTAGAGCAACAGTTATTAGACATACTGTAAATGATTTTGACCCTACAAATAAATTTAAACAAACAGTTATAAACAGAATTAAATATAATAAATATTTAGGAAATAAAAAGAATGTTTGATGAAATAGAATATTACAAAAAAAGTTTGGTAAAAAGAATATTTTTTTTACGACAAGCTGAACAAAGAGCACAAAATCCTGAAATGAAAAAACTTTGGGAATCAAAAAAACAAGAATTATTAACGAATTATTTAGAACAGAGATAATTTCTGTTATAAATATAATATGTAAACGCCAATAGGGTTTACATTTTTATTAACCTTGCTTACTAAAAGGAGGTCAAAATGACTATAAATGAAGCAATCTGGAGAGATTTATCTCCATTCACAATCGGCTTTGACAATGTGTTTACACAATTGGATAGAGTCCGACAAATACCACAAACTAATTATCCACCTTACAATATTCGTAAAGGTTCTACAGAGGATACATTTTTAATTGAACTAGCTGTTGCTGGTTTCGGTGAAGATGATTTAACAATTACTGTTAAAGAAAATAATCTTACTGTAGTAGGTGATATAGGTGATAAAGATGAAGGGTTTGTTCATCATGGAATCTCACAAAGAAAATTCTCTAGAAATTTTGTTCTAGCAGATGATGTTGTGGTTAAAGGTTCTGACTTAACAAATGGTATACTTACCATTTATGCTGAGAGAATAGTTCCAGAAGAAAAGAAAACTAGAACTATTGAGATTGGTAGTCTTAAAAAGTCAGATAAAAAAGTATTTTTGTCTGAATAAATAAATATTAAATCCTGGGGTGTTAATATGCTTGACACCTCAGGTTTTAGTAGTATAATAGTAGTAATAAAAAAATAATGTGAGGAAATATTATGTTTAATTGGTTTAAAAGATTAATTAATTTGGGTGTTGAACCAACGGGTGTTAGAGCTAGAGATTCTAGAGGAAGATTCGTTGCAGATGATAAATCTACACCTAATGTAAATGAAGCTTATAATGACGGTAAAACACCGACTAAAAGAGGTCGTGGTAGACCAAAAGGTTCTAAAAACAAAAAGAAATAAGATACATTATGGTCAAAGACGATAATGTAATAAATACTCATTATCCCCTTTTTGATGAAGGTCTTTATACAGAAGTAGTTCATCAAAATGGAGAAAGAGCAATAAAAATTCTTTCAGGTAAATATAAAGATGTTATTTATCAATATGGTAAAGTAAATCTTGTACCAAGAGAAGTTTCAGAAGAGCCTACTGTAGATTTTGAAAGAGCAGTTAGGTCTTGTCCTGAAAATATGATTGATACAATATCAGAAGATGAAGAATTTAATCAACTTATGGGTGATATACTCATAGAATTATTAGCCAATCAAGGGCTAGAGGAACTAAAAAATGGAATATAGTAATGAATTTATGGTTCAACTTAAGGATGAAATTTCTGCAGATGAAGGTGTTGTATTAGAAGTATATCACGACCATTTAGGATATCCAACTGTAGGTGTTGGTCATTTAATCAAACATGACGACCCTGAATTTGGTGAAGGTGTGGGATTTAAAATTACACAAACAAGATGTGATGAATTGTTTTATCAAGATATTAATATTTGTTTAGATGAATGTGAAAAACAATTAGGTGAATGGTCTACATATCCTGAGGAAGTAAAACTAATTATTGCTAACATGGCTTTCAATCTAGGTATTACTAGACTTAGAAAATTTAAAAAGATGTTTGCAGCTCTTAATAATGGTGATTATGTCGCAGCAGCTGAGGAAGGTTTAGATTCAAGGTGGGCAAAACAAGTTTACAATAGGTCTCATAGATTAATGGACAGACTCAGGTCAATAGAAGTATGATAGCACTAGATAAACAATTAAGAGACGCACTTAGATTAAAATATCAAGGTGAAATTGCAGCTGCAAAAGCTAACATAAATGTCTATATGAAACAGTCAGTTGGTATTGGAGAACATTCTGATATCATAGGTGCTATTGATGAACAACTTAATTTACTTACACAAGCAGAAGAAAAACTTCAAGCTGTAGAACATCACTTTACACCTGATAGAGTAATTTGACAAGAATCAATATTGTACCTGTAGAAGAATTAACAGACCAACATTTGATGGCTGAGTATCGTGAAATATTCATGATTGGTTCTTCTCTACAAAGGTCTCTTAAATCAGAAAATTGGGACCCAAAAAGAATACCTAAAAAATTTACATTGAATGAAGGTCATGTATTATTTTTTTATAACAAAGGTAAATATCTTTATAAAAGATATGATGAAATAAAAAAAGAACTCAAAAAAAGAAATTATAATTTAGATAAAAATAGATTATTTAAATCAACACAATTCCCATCTGAATATTTTAATGATTGGGAACCCACAAAAGAAGACCAAGCAATAGTTTGGAAAAGAATTGAAGAAAGAATACAACAGAAACCAGAATGGTATAGACATTATGGAGTTTCTATAGTATAATTATATTATGCACTATTACACAAATATACAAAGGTATAAAGATTTCATACTCGCAAGAGGTGTGAAAAATGGTAAGAAATATATTAAGAGATTAAAATACGAACCAACTCTTTACATACCAACAAACAAACCAACTCCTCATAAATCAATAGCAGGAGAATATTTACAATCAAAGAAATTTAGTTCACCAAGTAATGCTCGTCATTGGAAAAAACAATACGATAATACAGGTATTGATATTCATGGTTTAGAACAATGGGAATATACTTACATATCTGAAACATATCCTTCTGATATAGAATTTGATATTAATAATATTAACATATTGAACATTGATATTGAGTGTGAATGTGAAGAAGGGTTTCCAGAACCAACTGAAGCAGAAGAAAGAGTCAATGCAATCACTATGAAACTTTTTGGTCATGATGAAACTCATGTTATTGGTATTGATAATTTTGATTACAAAACAGATAATCCAAATATCATATATCATAAAACAAGACATGAAAAAGAATTACTCATGAAGTTTATGGAGATATGGGATACACTAGAACCAGATATAGTCACAGGTTGGAATGTAGAAACATTTGATATTGCTTATCTTGTTAATCGTATTTGGAAACTATTTGATTGGGATACAGTTAGAAAACTATCTCCTCACGAATTAATTACATCAAGAGAATGGTTATATATGGGTCAGAAAAAAATGATATCATATAATATTTCTGGTGTTGCAATACTTGATTATCTTGAAATGTATAAAAAGTTTACATACATTACAAGAGAAACATATCGTTTAGACCATATCGCAGAAGTTGAATTAGGTAAGAAGAAGATTGATTATTCAGAGTTCGGTGCAATGCATTTGTTTTATAGAAATGATTATCAAAAGTTTTTAGATTATAACATTCGTGATACAGAACTTGTTGAACAATTAGATGATAAACTACAACTTATGGAATTAGTTATAACAATGGCTTATCAAGCAAAGTGTAATTATGAAGATGTATTCGGTTCAGTTCGTTATTGGGATTTAATTATTTACAATTTCTTAAAGAAAAGAGGAATGGTACCACCACCAAAAAAACTAGCACAAGATTCTAGAATTGTTGGAGCTTATGTAAAAGAACCACAAGTTGGTCAACATAAATGGGTTATGTCTTTTGATTTAAATAGTCTATATCCTCACTTAATCATGCAATATAATATGAGTCCAGATACTTACCAAAGAAAGATATTTAATCAAGAAATAAATGTCAAAAAACTATTAGAAGGTGAAGTAGATTTAAGTATGTTGACTAATACTACTGTCACACCAAATGGTGCTTTGTTTAGAACAGATAAACAAGGATTTCTACCAGAACTTTTAGAAGAAATGTATGACCAAAGAGTTTTGTTTAAAAGAAAAATGATTAATAAACAAAAAGAACTTGAAACTATTGATAAGAATGATATTGTAAAAAGAAAGAAATGTGAATATGATATTGTTAAGTATAACAATAATCAAATGGTTAGAAAGATTTCTCTTAACAGTTGTTATGGTGCTTTGGGTAATCAATATTTCAGATACTTCAACAGAGAGATTGCAGAAGGAATCACAACATCAGGACAGTTGAGTATTAAATGGATTGAGAAAGCAGTTAATGACTATTTAAACAAACTATTAGAAAGTGATAAAGATTATGTTGTAGCAATTGATACTGATTCAATTTATGTGACATTTGAAGATTTAGTTGAAAGAGTCAAACCAAATAATCCGATTGATTTTTTAGATACAATAGCGAAAGAAAAATTAGAACCATACATGAAAGAAACTTATGAAGAACTTGCTTCTTACATGAATGCTTATCAAAACAAAATGGAAATGGGTAGAGAAGTTATTGCCGATAAAGGTATTTGGACAGCAAAGAAAAGATATATTCTCAATGTTCATGATTCAGAAGGTGTAAGGTATAAAAAACCAAAACTTAAAATGATGGGTATTGAAACAGCAAAATCTTCAACACCGATGTGGTGTAGAAAGAAACTTGAAGAAGGACTCAAAGTTGTAATGACAGGTACAGAAAGTGATGTTTGGGACTTTATAACTAATTCAAAAAATGAATTTAATAAATTACCAATAGAAGAAATATCTTTTCCAAGAGGTGTTCAAAATATTAAGAAGTATCATAATGCCGCTTCTATCTATAATAAAGGAACACCAATTCATGTTCGTGGTTCACTACTTTACAATAACTTTTTATATAAATACAATATAGACAAGAAATATCCAATTATACAGAATGGTGAAAAAATTAAATTT